CGAGGCCATAATCTCCCCCCGCAAGCCCCCATCCCGGGGTAAAAGGGACAGATTTGGCAGTTACTAACTGTAACGATCTTGGGGAAGGGGTCCACGGGTGAAAGGTTACGCAGCGTGAACGGCGGCCGAGGCGACCTCGATATTCGTACCGTTAGCAACGGCGAGGTCTTGGTCTTTTACGGCCTCGGGCCACTTGACGCACATGAAACCGGGGCACTTCTTAACGATCTCTGCGGTCGGTATCCGAACCTCCAGATCGTCAAGGCCCGCGCGGAACAGGTTGCGTTCAACTTCAAGAAGTAAGGTGATGATCTTGGCGTTGCGTACGTTGGTTGCCGTTCCCGATGAGCCGGAACCCGAGCGGGCCCCTGATCTTCGCGTTGCGGTGCGCACCGCCATCGACGCGATGGATTGGCTTCGGGCGTCCGACAACGGGTTGCGGGCGTTGGCGCTTCGGCAGGCTGAGGAGATCGAAAAGGCGATCGATCGGGCGCGGGAACTTGCAGTTATCCGGCATGAGCTTGCTGGCGAACAGGGGATGTATCACCGGCTGCAGAAGCTTGAAGCCATGTGTGATGTGACGAAGACGGTCGGCTGGTTGGGGCCGCAGTTGCAGGGTGTTTTGCGGGATCTTGGTGGTGCTCCCGCGTCGAGGCAGGCGATGAAGTCGGATAAGCCTATCGGGGGTCGCCTTGCTCAGTTACGCGCGGAAGCTGGTGGGGAGCACAAAGCCTAGGATTTATACGCGGCCGTTGGTTCGTGGCCGTAAGGGGCCGTGTGGGTGTGGTTGTGCGCTGTCTCCTGAGACGTCGAAGGGGTTTTCGGCGGTCGAGTTTGCTCGTGATGTTCTCGGCGTGGAGTTGATTCCGTGGCAGCGGTGGCTTTTGATTCACGCGTTGGAACTTAACCCGGAGGGTCTTTTCCGGTTCCGCACGATTTTGATCATGGTGGCGCGGCAGAACGGTAAGACCACGCTGGTTGAGGTCAAGAATCTGTGGAAGATGTTTGTGCTGCGGGTGCCGATGGTCATCGGGACGGCTCAGAACCTGGACATTTCTGAGGAGTCGTGGAGTAAGGCTGTCGAGATCGTTGAGAGTGTCCCGGATTTGCGGGCTGAGGTCGCCCATGTCGATAAGACGAACGGTAAGAAGGCGCTGAAGCTGATCAACGGGTCGCGGTGGAAGATCGCGGCTGCGTCGCGGCGTGGTGGGCGTGGTTTGTCTGGCGATGACGTGAACTTGGACGAGTTGCGTGAGCATCAGAACTGGGATTCGTGGGGTGCGGTCACGAAGACCACGATCGCGCGGCGTAACAGCCAGGTTTGGGCTTTTTCCAACGCGGGCGACGACAAGTCGCTAGTTCTGATTGATCTTCAGCGGCGGGCGCGTGAGTCGGTGGAGGATCCGGCTGCGGATCCGTCGTTGGGGTTGTTTGAGTGGTCGGTGCCGGACGATACGCGGTGTACGTGTGCGCGGCGTCCGCATGTGAAGTGGTGCCAACTTCAGGACCGGAAGTTGTGGGCACAGGCTAATCCGTCGTTGGGGTATTTGATCACCGAAGAGGCGCTGGCGTCGGCTTTGGCAACGGACCCGGAGCAGATTTTCCGCACGGAGTGTCTGTGTCAGCATGTTGTTGCGCTGGAACCGGATTGGCGGGTTATCGCTGAGGCTGATTGGCGGGCTGCGGCGGATCCGACGCAGGAACGCGACGGCCGGCCGGCGTTTTGTATCGACATGTCACCGGACCGGGAGTGGTCGGTTATCGCCGCGGCGTGGTTCCGGCCGGATGGGTTGCGTCAGATCGAGGTTATTGATGTGCGGCCGGGTACGGGGTGGCTGCGTAACCGTGTCGTCGAGTTGCAGGCGCATCAGCCGTGTGCGTGGGTGATTCCGCGGGATTCCCCGGCGGCGTCGGAGGTGCCGTGGTTTGAGGAGACCGGCGTTGAGACGTTACGGATGTCGGGGCCGGACGCGGTGGCCGGTGCGGGTTTGCTGTATGACGGGATAGCGGGCCGGGTGCCGGATGAGGTGGATGTTGTTTCGCCGCGTACGGTGCGCCATTGCGGTCAGGAGCAGCTTGATTTGGCGGTTGCTAAGGCTGCGCGGCGTCCTCCGGAGGATCGGGCGTGGTTGTGGGACCGGGCGCGGCCGCATGCGTACATGTTGATTGCGGCTACGGGTGCGTTGTGGGGTTTGGCGACGCGTGGCTATGTGCAGGATCAGCCGTTTTTCGCAATGTGGAGGTAAGGGGGGTGGATGGGACCGATGGCAACTCTTGATCAACTGTTGGATACGCAACGGTTGGATGAGGTGACTGAGCGGGCGCGGAAGGTTGAGTTTCGGCGCACGTTTTTGACGGTGTTGGCCGGGATGCTGTTCGGGGTTGGGTGGTTGGCGGCGCGGGTGTTGGGTGGCGTGTGGCTTGGTGTGGTGTGGGTTGCGGTGGCGGTGAAAGTCGGATGGGTTGAAGGTCGACAACCGTTCCGGAACCCCTGAATCCCCATCGTTCGTATAGATCGTTTCTTCGAAGGTGGGTGCCGTGGGTCTTTTGGAGCGCATCAATGCTGCTGCCCGCGGCGGTGCCGGTGACAGTGTTGTCCGCCGCGATGAGACACGCAGCCTGGCCGACCAGTGGCTTACCGAGTACCTACAGCCGACCATGTTCGGGTTCAACGGACACCAGTACGCGGCCGGCGGCGGCTACGGCCTTGTACAAACACTTGCAGGTAACCGGGCCACGGAAATCGCGAATACTCTTCCCGGGTATATGACGGCCCTTCGTGGGTGTCCCCCGGCGTTTGCGGCGCAGATGGTCCGCGCCACTGTTCTGTCTCAGGCGCGGTTTGTGTTCCGGAACCTGCCGTGGCATCCGGCGACGCCTCGGAAACTGTTTGGCACCCGGGAACTGGCGGTGTTGGAACGGCCGTGGCCGAAGGCAACCACCGGGGAACTGGTTTCCCGGATGGAGTGGTCAGAAGGTCTGACCGGTAACGCGTATGTCGTGCGGCAACGGGACCGGCTGCGGGTACTCAGGCCGGACTGGGTAGCGATTTTGTACGGGTCGGACCAGGAACCCGAGGACGCCGCGCAGGCCCTTGACGGCACACTGATCGGGTACATCTACCAAAACCAGGGCTTTCATTCGGGGTACAAGCCGGTCACGATGTTGCCCGATGAGGTGGCGCATTGGTCGCCGCTTCCGGATCCGGAAGCGGCCGGGGTGGGCATGTCGTGGCTGACCCCGGCAATCCGTGACATGCAAGGCGACCGGTTGGCCGCCGAACACAAGATCCGGTTCTTTGAGAACGGCGCGACGCCGAACCTTGTGGTTAAAGGGATTCCGGCGATGACGAAGACGCAGTTCGACGAGATCGTTGATGCGATGGAAGCGAAACACGCTGGTGCGGGCAATGCGTACCGGACGTTGTATTTGACTGCGGGTGCGGACGCGTCGGTGGTTGGTAGCAACCTCGCCGAACTTGACCTTCGTGGGGTTCAGGGATCCAACGAAACCCGCATCTCGTTCCTGAGCCGGGTACATCCGGTGATTTTGGGTATCGCGGAAGGCCTGTCCGGGAGTTCCCTGAACGCAGGCAACTTCGGGATGGCGCGCAGGATTTGGGCCGACGGGTGGATCTACCCGACGTTGCAGGACCTGGCCGCGTCGCTGTCGACGATCCTTCAGGTCCCGGACAACGCGGAACTGTGGTTCGACACGTCGGATATGCCGATCACGCGGGAAGACGCGAAAGATGCCGCCGACATCGAACAGATCAAAGCTACGACGATCACGATGTATGTGCGGGAAGGGTTTGAGCCGGAATCTGCGGTGGCTGCGGTCAACGGCCAGGACGTGAAGCTGTTGAAGCATTCGGGGAACATGTCGGTTCAGTTGCAGCCACCCGGGGCCGGTACTGAAGATGAGGATGCGAAGAAGGAAGCTGCTCAGGTTGATTTGATGGCGGCGAAGTTGGCGGCGGTGGCGTCCGGGGTTCAGGCCGGATTCGACCCCGAATCTGTTGTCGACGCCGTTCACGGAGACGACCTGAAGTCGTTGAAGCCGGGTGCGGCACCTGCCGGCGGCCCTGAAGCGGCACCGGGGCAACCCGCCGCGGCCGGGCAACCTGCACCCGGTGGCGTGTTAGGCAACCAAGCCGACCTCGACTGGGGCCTGTTCGGATAACGGGGGTGCGGGTTGGCGATTACTTGGAATCCTTCGCAGCACCCCCGCGGCCCCGGCGGACGATTCACTAAGTCGTTCGCTCATCACATGACCACAAAGGACACCCACAAGGTGTCGAAGGTCCAGGCCGGTTTCAAGCCGCGTACGTTCCGCACCCCGGACGACGTTCATGGGTATCTGTCGGGGTTGTCGACGGTGAAGACCCGCGAGCCGGGGCAGATGGACCGGATGTTGGCTCAACTACGGGCAGCGAACATGGCCGCCCGTGCCGGAAAGTCCAGTCCGGAAACGCAACAGTTGGATGCGGTGATGTCGCCGCTGCCGGATGACATCACCGTGTACCGGCAGGTCCCGGCCGGTAAGTTCGGCAACGCGAAACCGCAGGACCTGAAAGGAATGTTGGTTAACGACGCGGGGTACTTCCCGGCGACGGTGGCCCCGCCGAAACCTGTTCCTGGCACTGTTGATTTGGAAGTTGATGTTCCGGCGGGGACGAAGGCTGCGGTGGCGCCGGACTCGTCTCAGGTGGTGTTGGCGCGGGAAACTGCGATGGCTGTTACTGAAGTTGAGTCGCGGCCTGACGGCGGTACCACCATGCATCTCGTTGCTGTCCCTGATCAGACGGCCACGAACGCGGCACCGCCCGCGGCGCCCACACCTACCCCGGCTACCGGCACCGCCCCGGCGAAGAAGACGTTGTCGTTTGCCGACATCGCCGCCGCCGCGAAGAAAGCGCAACCGAAGAAGACGCCCCCACCGGCCGCTGCGGCACCGAACCCGTTACCCGTACCAGCCAAAACCGTCGCCAAGGCACCGAGTGTTACGCCGGCAAAGAAAGCCGCCGCGGCGAAAGCCACCCCGACGAAGAAGGCCACGAAGAAAACGGCACCGCCGAAGAAGACCACGGCGAAGAAGGCCCCACCGGCGAAAAAGGCAACGTCCGCGTCGTTTGACCGGCGCGTGTCTCAAGCCCTCACCGGGAACCAGGCCCGGCACTCCACCGCCAGCGTCGAAGACCCGTCCCGGCCCCCGCCGCTGTCCATTCCTGAGCGGCAAAGCCTGAACTCCTACCGCGGCAACGACTACGTTCAAATCAACCAACGGCTGAGGTCCGGAGCCACTATCCAACCTTTGGCGGACGACGAAGAAGACGACGGGCCAGACGCTGTCGACTACTGGATCGGCAACATCGACTCGGCGATGCAACGTGCCGCACTCCCCAACGAAGTCGCGGCGTGGCGCGGCGCCATGGACGCATCCCGGCTGTTCGGCGACCGAGTCAACGGCAACCTGACCGGGTTGGAATGGGACGAAGCCGCGTACATCTCAACGTCTACGGACCGGTCGGTATCTCACGACTTCGCCTCCGGTGCACTCAGCGACGAAGGTACCGCCGCGAACCCTGTGCTGATGCGAGTCGTGGTACCCGCCGGGGTCGGGGCGGTAGAACTGTCTGACGAATACTACGAGTCGGAACTGTTACTCCAGCGCGGGTTGCGGATGCGGGTCGTTGCCGACCGGGGACGTGACCCGCAAGGCATCCGGCTAATCGACGTTGAGGTGGTGCCCCGTGGCAGGTAAACGCCGCACCTCTGCCGTAGGGCGACAAGATGGTAACTACACCGCGCCGGTAGCCGCCGAACCCGACGGCGGGCCCGTCCCTGCCTACAACCCCATTCCGGTGCCGGTCATTAAGCGGTCAGCGGCCGAATGGGACGACTGGTACGACCTGTACGACGACGAACCCGACGAAGACACGTGGGCGTTGCTGGCCGCCATGGAATTGTTCACGGCAACCAGCGAAGGACGCGCGTGGGATCCGGCGAAACACCCACGGATCCCCAAGGGGCAGCCAGGAGCAGGCCGGTTCCTGTCGATGGTGTCGCGGTTGACAACCGCGATGGAGGATCACTTCAAGAGTGGCGGCAACGGTGACCCGTTCGCGGGGTTCAACCGGGAACAGTTGCGCCGAGCGGCGAAGAAACGCGGGTTGCCGTTGAAGCGGGGCATGCCCCGCGACGACATCGCCAAGTTGCTGCTGAAAGACCTTGCCGACAAGTGGTACGAAGACAAGATCACCGCGTTGGGGAAGGCTGAATCGGAGCAGACTGTCGCCGACGTGTTCCACCAACTTTTAACCCCGGCCAAGGCGACACCTAAGCCACAAGCGGCGGTAGACGTACCTGGACCTCCTTCGAAGAAGGGAGTTACCCCGGCCAAGGCGACACCTAAGCCACAACCGAAGAAGTCTGACCGTGAGTCCATTAAGGACATTCCACAGTCGACCAAGGCGAAGATCTTCGCGGACTACAAGGCGCAGCCGTCCGGACAACTACTGTCAAGCCCTGCCTACCAGTCGTGGGAAAACCTCGTTGCCGTGGCACATGTACACGGCAACCAGGTACCCGAAGGATTAAGCCCCGGCCAGGTCGCCGCGATCGTCGATGAACAACTGGCATCCCACCAGAACCTCAACAACCAGCACCTGTTGGAAACGAAGATCAAGGATTGGTTGGCGTCTCAGGCCGGGGCCGACTACATCGTCGATCACCCGAACGTCAATAAGAGCATCGTTGCCAACCTGACTGGCGAAGTCGAACCCCCACCGGGCGTCGTACTGAAGCCAGGGCAAAAGGTCCAGACACTGTCCGGGCCTGGTGGACTGGTCAAGAGCAAAGACTTCCCAGCGTTGACCGCCGAGCAACACCAGGCATTCCAGGATGCCCACGCGGCGGCCGTGGGGGAGTCGCTGACGACCGATCAGCGGGCAGCGTTGGTGAACTACACCGGCGGCGGCTACTCCGGTATGAACGACTACCTACGCACCGACTACGGCGCGTCGCCGCTGATCCGTGAACAAGTGCTCAACATGCAGTCGGCGATGGTTCCTCTGCGACACAACGCCCTGCTACACCGTGGAACGGGCTGGAACCAACTGCCGGAAGGGTTCCGCGACCCGAATTCGGCGCAAGGTCTTGTTGGTAAGACCTTGGAGGAGCCAGGGTTCATGTCAACGGCGGCGGCCGGTTCCGGTGGCGCCTTCAGCGGGCCGGTAAGGTTGGAAATTGAGGCCCCCGAAGGAACCATGGGGCGATTCGTTAAAGACCTTTCGTTGCACCCGCATGAAAACGAATACGTGTTATCTGCTGGGAACAAATTCAAGGTCATCGACGTTGTACCGGGTAGTAGTGGTTACGGAAGTCCGACTGTTATCCGAGTGAGGGTGGTGACGCCTAAATGAGTGAACGTGCGACGTCGCAACCCAAGCGCTTATCTCCACTGGAAGACCAGGAAAACGTGGATCTGCGGTTGGTTGACGACGAACCCGACGAAAAGCCAGGCCTGACGCCGAAAGAAATCGACGAATTCATGTCCCGGCCAGTTCCACCCATGAAGTAAATTGCCCATCCGCACCCCCTTTCCAGTCTGAGAGGTGGGTGCGGATGGACGATTACCAGGTCTTTCTCGGGATTCTCGCCGAACGCGCGAAAGATGAAGATTTCCTCCACCGGTACTGGACGAAAGACCCCCGCGGGTTAGCTAAATGGGTCAAGTCTGCGCATCCATGGACCAGCCTGGTTGCGCACCTCACGAAACACGTCGGACCAGCCAAAGCAAAAATCTTCGCGTCCCGCTGGTTCCACGAAGTATTCGGCTTCTACGCCGGTAGCGACAAGAATCGCGTAATGCACGGTAAGCCACCGCGCGGTAGCAAAGTCGGCCCAGGATAAAGGGCCACCCGAGTGGCGAAGCCAGGAAAAGGTCAGATCCCAATTCTGATGCCTTGCGGCATTGCGTGTACGGCCTCATCGGCTGGGTAGCCCAACCCCCAGTATACGCCAGCACGACAGTACGGCAATCCCGAATAGTCACATCCACTCATCGCCGCTAAAGGAGGTGCGTGGGAAGTGACGCTTACCCCGGCCCTGCCTGCCTGGTTGCTGAATACCCGCGCCGACAACCCGAAGAAGCCATACGGCGACGTTTCCTACGCCGACCCCGGCTACCAGTCAGACGGGAAGAAGCGGTATCCGCTGGACTCCGCCGAACACTGCCGCGCCGCATGGTCATACATCAACATGCCGAAGAACGCGGCAAAGTACAGCCCTGACCAACTGAAGAAGATCAAGTCCCGGATCGTTGCAGCCGGCCGGAAGTACGGCATCAGTTTCGAGTACGGCGAGCAGGAAAAAAAGTCCCGTCCCGGGTTGGACCTGTGCATACGGGCGTTCAACTTCGAGTTCACCGAGACCCGTTCCGTCGGCGACGGCCGAACCCTCGAAGGCTACGCCGCGGTATTCAACGCACCGACAAAGATCCGCGACGCTAAAGGCGACTTCGAAGAAACGATCATGCCGGGGGCCTTCACCCGGTCCCTGAAGGCCCGCATGCCGGTCCTTCAGTTCGAACACGGCCGTGACCCGCGCGTCGGCGCGGTCCCCATTGGTGCCGTCCAGGACCTCTACGAAGACCGTAGGGGCCTGTACGTACGGGCCAGGTTATTCGACAACCCCGTCGTGGAACCGGTTCGTCAGGCAATCGCTGGGAAGGCCATCCGGGGCATGTCGTTCCGGTTCGGTGTCCCCGACGGCGGCGACAACTGGCCGAAGGCCAACCAACGCGAAATCCGCGACGCCGACGTACACGAACTAGGACCGGTCGTTTTCCCTGCGTATGACCAGACCTCCGTCGGAGTGAGGTCGATGCTGGCCGCCATGGACCCCGGCGAACGCCGAACCCTGGTTGAGGAACTGGCCGAAGAGATTATCGAAGCCGTACGACACCTCCCTGGACTACATGACCAGAAGGACCATGGCCACGGTCACGGACATGGGCACTTCAACCCGGTGTCGAACCCCACGTTGACCCCACACGTCAACCCCGGGTTGCGTCCCGCGTCTAACCCGAGGCCCCAGTCAGCGCCGAATCCGGACCTGCGGCCGGTATCGAATCCGAAAACGCCGACGAAGATGGCCCCGGCCAAGGCGACCCCGGCGGCGAACCAGGATTCCACGGTCGCCGTTCGGGGCAGACGCGTCGAACAGGCCATCAGCCAATACCGCAAGACCTTGTCCACCGACGTCACCCACACCACCGCAGATGGCGCCTGGACCGTTGAACGGGCCCGCCAACACCGGGAGATCGTCAACGACCTGTACGCCAGGGCAGCCAATGTGCCCAACGACGGGCAGGCCGTCATCGCGGGCGGCCTCGGTGGTGCCGGGAAGTCGACCGTGTTGAAGAAGTTCGCCGGCATCAACCCGGACAACTACTTGACGATCAACCCGGACGACATCAAAGAAGAAATGGCCCGCAGGGGCATGATTCCCGAAGTACCGGGCCATTCGGATCTATCGCCGATGGAGCGGGCGGCGTTGATCCACGAAGAGTCTTCGACGATCGCGAAGATGCTTGCCGACCGGGCCTACCGGGACCGCAAAAACGTCATCTGGGACATCACGATGTCCTCGGAGGGCGGCGCCGCGTCGCGTATGGCAGCCCTCGACAGAAATGGGTACACTTCAGTTGAAGGTGTCTTCGTCGACATCCCCGTTGAGGTGTCCGTCGACCGGGCCATGGCCCGCTACGCCCGCGGCCTCGACCAGTACAACAACGGCGCCGGCCTTGGCGGACGTTACGTACCACCGGCCATCATTCGAGCACAGCGATCTTCCGGTGGCGCCACCGTAAACCGGGAAGTCTTCGACACCCTTCGCAACCGATTCACCGGCGGCTGGTCCGTCTACGACAACTCGGTAGCCGGCCGCGCACCACAACTCGTGGCAAGTAGCAAAGGAGGCGCCAGTGGCTAAGACAGTGCGGGAACTTGTCGAAGATCTCGTAGCCGAACGAGTCGACGTTGACACTGTCGCCGACGAGTTCCGGTCGCGTACCTGGCCCCGCCGCCGGAAGGCGACCGACGCCGAAGTGTGGGGAGTCCACGACGACTCCGAACCAGACCCGAACTCGTGGGACGTCGTAACCACCTGTTCGGCACTAACCCTCGATCAGTACGCGGCACTAGCCGCCGCGTACACACAGGCGCAGCGCGCGCAGGCCGACCGCGCCGCTGACCTTGCAGGCTTCGTCGGGCGATCCGATGCGCGGAGCGCGGATGGCGACGAACAGAAGAACAAGCCGCACCTTCGTCAACGACTCGACGACGGCGCGCTCCGCGCCCGCGGAATCCTGTAAAACAACCCGACCAACCTGCAACCCCCCTGCCACGTGCAGGGGGGTTTCTTTATGCCCCGAAAGGGGGTCAAGTGACCATCGAAATCATGGATGAACTTCGTAACGTCACGTCGGACAACGGCGAAGACAGTCTCAACGAAGCGTTGCGGGGTAAGACTCCGGATGAACTCCAGCACTTTATCGGCGTCCTCGACGCGCATCTGCGGTCGATCCACCAGAACGAAGACACCGGGGAACTGCGCGACAAGACGCCCGCCGAGCAGACGGCTTTCGACTACGGCCTGAAACTTCGCGATATGGCTATCCGCAAGATCGACGAACACCGGGCGGTGCAGGAAGTTTTCAAGCGCCGGCCGAAGTCGGTGGAAGCGGCCATGTTGAACATCGCCACGCGAGACAAGATGGATCCGTACGCCGACGTGCGTCGGCTTACGCCGGCCGAAACCCGGGAAGCGGCGCTTCGGCGTCTCGACGACCGGTCCTCGACGGCGCACATGTCCGCGGACCAGAAAGCCGAAGTAGAACGGCAGGTCCGTAAGGACCCCGACGTCGGCCGCCGCATCCTCGTTACGGAAACCGACGCTTACCGCAACGCGTGGATGAAGCTGGTTACGCAGCCGGACGCTGGCCTGTTCCTCGACGAGGAGGAACGCACAGCAGTACGGCGGTACAACGAATATCGGGCCATGGCCGAGTGGACCACCACGGCCGGGGGGTTTGGGATCCCGGTTTTCATCGACCCGTCGATCATCCTTACGGCACAGGAATCGGATAACCCGTTCCTGACGCTGGCCCGGCAGGTGACGGTTAACACGAACCAGTGGAAGGGTGTTTCGTCCGCCGGTGTGACGTGGGCGTTCCAGACTGAAGCCGCGGCGACTACGGATAACGCGCCGACGCTGGCGCAGCCGTCCGTCGTTGTGCACATGGCCCGCGGTTTCATTCCGTACAGCATCGAAGTCGGCCAGGACTACCCGGCGTTCGCCGAGGAAATGGCCACGCTTCTCGCCGCTGGTTACGACGAATTGCTGGTCGACAAGTTCACTCGTGGCTCCGGTTCCGGTGAACCGTTCGGCATCCTTACCGCCCTGTCGGCCAACACCAACGTCCGGGTTACCCTCACCACGTCCGGTACGGCGTTCGGCGCCAACGACCCGTACAAGGTGTGGGCAGCCCTGCCGCAGAAGTACCGGCGGCGGGCCGCGTGGCTCATGTCGGTCGACGTCAACAACAAGATCCGCCAGATCGGTACGGCGAACGTGTTCCACGCGTTCACCGAAAACCTTCAGGCCGAGTGGCTTTCGTTGCTGTTCAACAAGGGTGTTTACGAGTCGCCGTACATGCCCGACACCACCACGTCCACGTCGGCGACGACCGGCCTCGCCGTCGTCGGTGATTTCCAGAACTACGTCATTGCCCGCCGCGGCGGCATGAGCGTTGAACTGGTCCCGCAGTTGTTCGACGTGACGAATAACCGGCCGACTGGGCAGCGTGGCTGGTTTGCGTACGCCCGCATCGGCGGTAACTCGGTCAATGACCTCGGTTTCCGCCTCCTGGTTAACACCTGATCGAGTGTGGGGATAACTGGCTGTTGGTGGGTACAACACCGTGAAGTTGTCCGACGTACCGCACTTCAGGAGGAGCGAGGTTATGGCCGAGTCGACACGTAAGCCGGCAGAGGCGACCCCTACGGCGGCGAAGAAGCCGCTGGCGCGGGCGAGTGAATCCGGTGACCCGGAAGTCCACCGGATCATGGCGGAACTCGAAACCGCCCGGTCCAACAACAACCAGGAACAGGTAAAGGCCCTCAACGACCAGTTGAACGAACTCGGTTACGAGTAGGGCTACTACTGCTAGGCCGGTGGCCCCTGTCGTCCCTCCCGGGAGCAGGGGCCACCTTCTATCCCGGGAGGATTGAGGTAGTCGTGAAAGTTGTGTTCGCGAAAGTGACAGCGCCGGTAACGTTGCCGTCCGGCATTACCGGCATGGTCCGGCAGGGTACGCATTGGCCGGCGGATGATCCGGTGGTGGCTGCGCACCCGGAATGGTTCAGTGGCGACCCACGGTTCGGGATGAACTACTCGGTTGAACCCGACGAGTGGGATGCGCCGGTCGGTGAAGTGGCCTCGTCGTCGGACGCGGTGGAAGCCGCTTCCGCGGCGCCGGGAGAGTTCCGGCAGGGAACACGGCGGCGCCGGTTCGGAGCCGACAGTGTCTAAAGTGGACGGACCGACGGCGTTGGTTACCGAAGACCGCGGAGAAGCGGTCACTGTGGCCTACGTCCATTCAAACGAAGTGACGTATTCGTGGCATCACTCGATGGTCGAGTTGGTGGGGTGGGACCTTGCCAACCACGGCCGGGTCATGGCCGGCGGGTACATCGCGATGCGATGCGGTTCCGACGGACTGGTGCAAGCCCGCAACAAGGCTGTTCGCCACTTCCTCGAAGACAAACCCGCTGACTGGCTGTGGTGGATCGACACCGACATGGGGTTCGCGCCGGACACCATCGACCGCATGTTGGAAGCCGCCGACGCTGACCAGCGCCCCATCGTCGGCGGACTGTGCTTTTCGATGAAAGAAACCGAATCCGACGGCATGGGCGGGTGGCGCACCCAACCCATGCCGACCGTCTTCGACTGGGCGAAAGTAGGCAAACAAACAGGCTTCGCGGTTCGGTGGGACTACCCCGCGAACTCGTTGACGCAGTGCGCCGGTACCGGTTCAGCATGCATCCTGATTCACCGCACCGTGTTTGAACGTGTCGCCGACAAGTACGGGCCGATCTGGTACGACCGTGCCCCGAACACGTCGACCGGGCAGTTGATTTCCGAAGACCTGTCGTTCTGTCTGCGCGCAGGCGCGTTGGGTATTCCGCTGTTCGTCCACACTGGAATCAGCACCACCCACCAGAAACCGATGTGGGTGTCTGAAGAAGACTACTGGCGGCAACGGGCGGTGGAACCACCTCCGTCGTCGATGTATGAAGATGCCGGGCAGCCCAGTGTCGAAGCGGGGAAGCTTCAGGTACCGACCGTCGCTGGGAAAAGCGATGGATGAACTGGCCTTTGTCGTTCCGTCGCGTAACCGCGCGGCGTCGGTGCGAAGCCTGATCCGTAGCTTCAACGAAACCTGCACCGAAGACACCAGCCTGGTCATTTCCATCGACCATGACGATCCGCAACGCGCCGAATACTTCGACCTGGTTACCGAGCCGTCCACGGTAACGGTGGATCTTGTGGTGGGGGTCAACTCGACGATGGCCCAGGCACTCAACCGGGCCTGCCGCGGCATCAACAGCTACGCCGTCGGGTTCATGGGCGACGACCACCGGCCACGTACCCGCGGCTGGGACAAGGCGTACCTCGACACGCTACGGGACCTGGGAACCGGAATCGTCTACGGAAACGACCTTCTCCAAGGCGAACGGCTACCCACCCAGGTCGCGATGACATCCAACATCGTGCAGGCACTGGGATACATGACCCCACCCGGCCTGGGACACATGTACCTCGACAACTTCTGGTTCGACCTGGGCAAAACCGCCGGATGTCTCGTATATCTACCCGACGTTGTTGTTGAACATCTCCACCCGGTTGCGGGTAAAGCCCAGTGGGACGCCGATTACGCACGGGTCAACGACGCAGCGGTGTACTCCCGTGACCGCGTTGCCTACCAACGGTATATCGCCACTGGTGGCCTGAGACGCGACGCCGAGAAGGTGAAGACCCTCCATGATGCGTAAACGGTTACGTCCCATGCCCAGCGACGCC